ATTTACTAAGCTATTCTTATTACTGCGTTAGAAGCGTCTGCTGTTGGAAAGGTAATAGTAAACGATCCTGCTGTTGAAGTTTTATCTGCACCAAAATCAAAGACAGCTACCGCTGGATCGCCTGAAGCTGAATCATTAAAGATCATACAACCTCTAGCTGTTACAGTTGCTGTTCCAAAAGTTAAATCAGCAAAGTCTGTATAAGCTGTTGTTCCTGAAGTAGTAGGATCAACCCTAGTTAAACTTTCACCTTTAGCAGTATAGTTAGTTCCACTAGCTTCTTGCGAAGTTGAATATGCAGTAGTAGCTGCACTCATAGTTGCACTACTTGTATATAGTGCCAATCTAAATGTGTTACCACCTGAGTTTTTAAAATTATGCACACCTTCTAAAAGTTCTTTTTTAAAAGACGTACACATTGCTTGTGTTATAGCCATTACAGCCTCCTTATTATATTTGCTAGGTCTTTATGACCTTGTTTTTCTAATTCATTACATACTGTGCAAACGTGGTTTTTTATTCCTTCATTTACATAGAATTGAATGATCCATTTACATCTATCTCTAAATGCATGAGCCTGTGCTTTTACCATAGGATCAGCATCTTCGCTTATAGAAATAAGTTTATTTGTAGCCATTTCAGCTAATTCTTCAACAGAATGACCCCTATTATGAGTAGTAGTTACTCCTAAATCACCTATTGATAATTCAAATTTATCTGTTTGCATTATGGTACATTTGGTTCTGGTGGTCCATTTCCGTTTAAACGTTCATCTATTACCCATTCTTTAGGATTTTCTCTACCAATTATCCCATGTGGAATTACTGTTTCTTGTATTACTTCAGAATGTCTACAAACTTTAAGTTCATCATCTTTTACATAAGATACTATAGGATCGTTTAAACGATGATATCCATATAGTTTTTCTTTAACATCTACATTGCAATCTAATAGGTTACATCTTACTGCAACTTGCACAAGTATATTACTTTCCATACATTTGCCTAACCAAAATTCACAACAGGCTCTACCCATTTCTGCAAAGTGTGCATTATGGTTATAAGTAAAATCTGTACCAAACATACTTACTGATCCTACTTTATTCCAGTAAGCAAAAGCTATTGCATATGCAACTGTATTATTTAAGTAACCACACCCTGTATCTTTTATTAAAGCTTCAATAGGAAATTCTTCCACAGCAGGTACTCTTGAATCTAATTCACATGAATATATTGGATATTCTATTTTAGGTAATTCTTCTCTCATCATTTCTGTCATGTCTGCTGCTTCATTTGAATCAAAGAAACGAGTCATTGGGTCTAATATAAATGCTCTATCTGCGTTTTTAACTACGCCTATCATCGCATTAATTACCCAAACTTCGTCAAACTTATCGCTATGCACTACAGATAAATGATAATCTATTTGACTAATACCCATAGCAACTATGGCTATACTTTTACCTTCTAAATGTTCTATTCTTTCTGTTAACATTATTGTCCTTCTATTTTAAATTGCCCTCTACGATAAGCATCTTTTCTATTTCTTCCATCATTTTCTATTACTAGCTGTTGTAATGCTTCTTTATATCTAGTGTCATATGTAGCAATAATATCAGGTTCTCCTTTCATAAAGGTATATGCTTCTAATAAACAACCATATAACAATACATCTGGAGCGTTAGTTCCTAGCCAACTTGTTCCATCTGAAGATGTTGTTATTGATGTTGGTAAATAGAAATAGTGCAACTCAACTGTATAGTTAGAATCAGGAGTTGGTCCTAATATAAAATAATCATCATCAAACTGAGCATAAAATTTAGGCAAACCTTTATTTGATCCGCTTACAGGATATGCTTCTCTTATAAAATTTACATCCTTATTAAGTAAATAATTATATTCACTATCAGAATTAACAACAGCTAAAGAATAAGGATATAAGAAATCATCTGGTATTGTTAAATAAGGATTATCTGCTGATGTTGATGCGGTCTTATTCCTTCTATAGTCTGGTAATTGTACTGCACCATTAATTCTATTTTCAGCTTGTACTATTATAGTAGCAAGATCATTAACAAATGTGGTCTCTGTATTTTCTGTATAATCTTGTATTGCTGATTTAAGCGTTGTAAATGTAAATGACATTAGCTTGTTGTTATTTTTAAGTTACCTATCTTTCCTTTTAATATTAAAGCATCTAGGTTGCTATCGCCATAGGCAGAATTCCAACCACCAATAGGATTCCAACCAAACAAACCCCTACTTTGCTTTAAATCATTTTGTGGTCTTGGATGTCTTAAAGACTGTGGATCATTAACTTTAGTTCTTCCTAATTGCAGCTGCGGTTGATCTTTATCTAATACATCTTTTCCTACTAGCAAGCCTGTTCTTTTCTGATCTTTAATTTGATTACGTAAATCTTTAAGAGGATATCTAAATCCTGTTCTATCACATATTCCATAAGCATATTTACCTTTAGCATATGCCATATTAATAGCCTCCCGGAACGAATCTTACAGCAGCCTTAACTCTATTTTCTTCTGATGCAAGTTTCCATTGTTCTTCATATTGCTGTTTCAAGAATGGAACTCTTTGTATTGCTTCAGGATTTTTCATAGCAATATAATAAGCTAGACCTGCTACTAAGCATGGTAAGAATACTTTAGGTACATCTATAGTATTAGAAGATGGCGTTCCTGCATCATATATCTGTCTTAATCTATACCAAACTACTTTATATGTTTCTGTGCTATCTGGTACTGGATATACTGTAAATGTAGTTGTTCCACTATTTCTGTTTACTAATATCTCGTTAGGTCTACCTTGATCTAATTTATTAGGTATATCTGAGTATTGTGAAAAGGATACTCTAGTTAAAGCAGTATCAGTTTGTGAACTCGTATCACCATCATCTGTTCTTAAATGATGTTCTAATAGATCAATAGTATCTGCGTCTAATGTATATGTAGCTGTTCCTGAAGTTAATGTTGTACTACCTTGTTCAACTTGCCATAGATTTAATCCTCTATTAGCCCATTCAAGCATCATTAGATTAATACTACGTCTTGCTGTACGTAGATCATATCCGGTTCTCATTTCTAAACCGGCAAGTTCAAACGCTTCTTCAGCTGCCTCTGATATATCTAAATCAAATGTATTTGTGGTGGCTGTAGCCATATGTTAATTAAGAACATTTACGCTTGACTTGATCCTGATAAGTCTCCACCTTACCGCCCATATTATATTCAACCTTCTTACCGGTTTTCTTGGCTTCTTTCTTTGCTGCTTTTTTACCAGCAGCATCGTATGAGAAATGTTTTTTACCTACTTTTGGCATTATATTCTCCTATTTTTAGTATCGTTTAAACATATTACTTTGTTTTAGACTTCTAATAAACCACTATTAATTAAAATTTCCCTATTCTTTAAATGTTCTTTTTCAACATCATCCTTACTTTGTCCATAATATTTTACAGCATGATGATGCTCTATCATAGATTGATTAATATCTACATCATCTACTATAACACTACCTAAGACTCTACCAAATTTACCACGTGAGTCTTTTAATTCTGTTCTTATAATTACTTTCTCTCCACCTTCTATAGACATCTTTAAGAAATCTTTAGCCAGTAATCCTCTAACCTTCTCATCCCTGTTACGAGTACGTGACTCGGGAGTATCAATGCCATATAGACGAACACGAGACTTGTACCTAATATCAAAACCAAGGTCCAATACAACATCGATAGTATCACCATCAACGACTCTTTCAACTTTACAAGCATATTCATACATTAATCTTCACCTTTAAACTTTTTACTTTGTCCTGATGTACCAGCGTAGATACCAAATACAGCTGCCATTGCACCTACAACTATAGACACTAAACCAGCTTGTTCAAGATTAGGTTCAGGTATGTCCATGAACCAAGTAACTACTTTATAAAGAAGAACTATATAAACTGAAACGAATATTCTAGGAAATATGCGCCAAGCATCTACAGTCTTAGCAAGATGTATCCACTTCTGAAAAGGATTCGCAGATAAATTATTAGGAGTTACATCTATATCTAACTCTAATTTTTTCTTTATTGGTTGTTCTTCTATCATAATAATTTCATATAAGCTACGGCTACAGCGACAACACCATATAGACCCCATAGCATATTTTCTATCCTAAGAAATTTTTTACTACCTTCATCAAGTCTG